AGGTGCATTTTCGTTTCGTGAATGCGCTGGATTATCGCGCTCCCTAAAGTAACGTCTTGTTTCAGCCGCTGAAATCCCTGCCTTACTGTGCGATCGTCTTACTTCAGCGTCTTCTGGAGTGGAATTTCCACCCTGATGTCCAACACTAACAGGGGAATAATCAGCCATTAACCCCCTAGCTTCGTCAAAAGCATCTGATTCACCTTGGCTTTCACTACCTCCACCACCAAAACACATAAAACTATCCTCTTCTTACTTGTGGTTGAGCCATAGATGCCATAACGCCATCCAATGCGCCCTGACCCCTATTACCTCTAATTTCAGCTATCTTATTCATCAAATACTGCGTCATTACATCACCACCCTGAGGCATTTGACCTTGTGGCATAGGAGGCTGACCCTGTTGAACAACGGGGCCAAATGCCTGTGGATTAATCGGTGCTATAGAGGCCAACATATCATATGCCATCGTTCTTCATTGCCTCCATCTGTAGTTCAGCCGCATTTTTCTCTCGCTCTAACTGAATATCAGCCGCGTTCTTCTCACGTTCTAACTGTAATTCAGCCTCTAGCTTCGCTACCTTAGCCTGTAGGTCAGCCTGAGCCTTCATTTGCTCAATTGCCATGTCTTGTTGGGCTTCTGCCTGTTTAATCTGGATATTTGATTGCGCTTTAGCCTGATCAGCTTGTATCTGCGATTGAGTTCTAGCTTTTAATGCCTCAGTCTCTAATTGTGCAAGCTGTTGTGCGTATTGTAGCGGATTTCCTTGCTGACCTTGTTGCATAGCCGCTTGTAAAGCAGGAATTGGTTGCATTTGAGGCGATGCCTGTACAACTTGAGCCGCCCTCTGGCTAATTAACTTGTCTAATTCAGGGTTTACATCCTCAAATGTAAAGTCTGGGTCTTTAAAGTCAGGCATTGGTGGCATTTCCATACCAATACCAGCCTCCATGCGAACTCTGTAAAGTAACGCAATATGCTCCGCAATGTGAGCTACCAGTACAGGCTGAATTTGTGCCGCACCTGGATTGCCGCCCAGAGATGGATCTTGCATAAACTGTAAGTGAACAGCAATGTGAGAATCGTGATCTTGCTCAGGAAACGCACGAATTGGCTTTCCATACATCACCGCCATATTCTCGTCAATCGGATCCATTTGAACCGCCTCCTCAGGTGGCTTCAGGATCTCATCAATGTTGGGAACTCGTATCGCCTCATACATCCGCTTGTATGCTTCATACAAATCGTGGAACTGAGGTGCTGACTGAGCCATCTGTAAAATAGCCTGAGCCTGAGCAATTCTCTGTGCCGTTGAAAATATGTTGGGGTCACTGACTGGGAGGATGTCAATGCGATCGTTGAAGTCTGCCGCGAATATCTGTTCGCTACTACCCGACAACGAAAATGTAAACGATTCGGGCAAGTTCTCTGCGTTTAGTTCAGCCAGTAGCTTGAACTCTTGCCCTTGAGCGTAATGCAACCTCTTGTGAATGGCCGAGAACGCTTTACTACCTTGTTCTATCAAAGCCACTGTGGAGCCTACAGGTGCATTAGGGTTTACATCCCCAACATTTAAATCCGCTGTACTCGCAAATCTCTGACCTGCCTGAACAATAAATCCAAGCAAATTAAAGAGCGACTGGCTAGGCTCCTTAAATGGCAATGGCATTATCGCCTTGTTAACGTCATCAACTGTTGCGTCTAAATCTACGAACTCTCCAGGATTAACCTGAACCTCTCCACCCGAAACTCTTCCTCTTAACTTAAAGCCACCTTGCATATTCGCAAATGCCGCTGAATCAAGCAATGCCCTCAGTGAGCCTGTTGCCGCTTTTCCTAATCCACCAATCATGTGGTATAGGCCAAAACCATAAAAACCTAAACCTGGTAAAAACTTATAAGAGACAAACCAATCTCTCCTGACCTTGCGCTCGTCATCCTCTCGCCAGTTTCTCCTGACACTCACAATTGACTGATTATCGTAATCAATCGTAACAACGTATGGGAAGTGAACTTCGTTGTCCTCCTCCTCGTCATCGTTATTATCGTAATCATTTACACCACTAAACTTCTCGTAGACATGCATCTCTAGCAGTGTCACGATTTGATCTTGTGCGTCATCGCCATACTGGTCAACGCCCTCAATCTCGCCAACAACATCTCCAGATGGATCTAAGTCACTGCCCTGAAATTCAACAGGAAGATAATAGCCAGACTGAACGTATCGGTTATAATCGTTTTTTGGTAATCGAATTACTTGCGTGTACCGAGGTGATGTCGGTAAATCCTTGCTCTCTGGAGCCACAACAAAATCTTCTGCCTTTACAAACTGGGCGCACTGCCTGTCCATATTCGCATCCCACCAAACCTTCTTAAAGGTCTGACCAACCAAAGGTAGGTGGAATAGCATTTGATCTAAGTCTGGGAAATACTCAGGCATTTCCTGAGTAATCTGGTAATTCATAAATTCTCTGACGCGCCTTGACTGCTCCTCTAGCTCCTCACTCGGATCGCCAACAATAACAGTTTTTACTGGGCCGCCTGATGGGTATAACTCTGCAATCGCTCTGGCGTTAAACTGTGTTGCCGCCTCAGCGATCATCGGATGAACGACTGTCGATAATCCACGGGTCGCTCTCTCATCTTCTGATTCGTCTAAGCCACCATCAGGGTCTACTGTCTTTAACCCCTCCTTGTATCGCTCCTCCCACTCAGATCTAGAATCTTTGTCAGTCTCAAAATACGAAATCAGAGTTTGTGCTTTTCGCATTAGATCTTGATCATCAATCACTTCTGCCAAGTTCGAATCAAAATCGTTTGGCGAATCTTCAATGCCAATGTCTAAATCTGGATCGCCAACTAAAACTTCTTCCTGTGAGATTTCTTCGACTTGCAGATCATCGGCTGGTGCGCCTTCTGCAAATGGTGCTAATTCATTAGTGAGAATTGGTGACCTAGCCATATAATGTCATCCTTCTTTGCCCAGTGTATTCATCATCTTCGTAATCATCAGTGTGGCCGACAAACCAACCTTTTCGCAATCTTAGCCATGCTTGCGTACATGTGTCAACTATGTCGTCATTATCTCCAGCAGGAAATGCTGAACATATGTCAATTAAATCCTTAGCCCACTTTTTATCAAAAGGATAGTAAATTCTTCCATCTTCTAACAATGCAGAACTTGCGTGCGCCCTCGCTTGCTTATCTCGGTCAGGCAGATATTCGATAACAGGTATGCCAGCCATACGCAAATCTTGCAATAGAGATTGACCAGATGCCTTCTTTTCGATCAACACTGCGTCAGGCTCCCACTCGTAATATGAATCTTGGGCAATGCGTCTTAGGTCAGGATAGCTGACCCTATCGTACCACATATCCAGAACCATGATGTTCATCATGCCATCTTTCCTGAACACGCCCCAAGTCGTTCGAGCAGAGTAATCAGCCGAATCTTTTGTGCTGAATGCCGTATCGTAGCTCTGAATGACGTACTCAATGTTTGTCGGTAGGTCTTGGCTCTCCCAAGGAACCCACCACTTGGCTTTTAAGATTCCACCGCCCTTCGGTGCAGGACGTTGCTGTAGCTGACCTGCACTGGCATAACTTCCAAGGCTCTTCTCCAGATTGTCGAGTGTTCTGCCGTCTATTCTTTCTGGCCAGAGTAAATCACCCTCCTGTGTTCTCGGATCGTCAAAGCCTAATGAAGATACAGTCGGTGTTGGGTGGCCAACCTCATACCGAGCAGGCAAACACAAGTGATCCCATTCGTGGCCTAGATCGTTGGCCAGAATATGGCCTGTTAAGTCAGCCTCATGGACTCTCTGCATGATAATAATAAATGCGCCTGTTCTGGGGTCGTTAAGCCGTGTTTGCATCGCCTGATCCCACCAATCAAGAACACCTTGCCTCACAAGTGAGCTTTCGCTCTCTCTGACGTTGTGTGGGTCGTCAATAATAATTATATCGCCACCTTCACCCGTTAACGCCCCATCAACCGATGTTGCAATCCTTGCGCCAGTCTTATCGTTCTCAAATCGTTGCTTTTGGTTTTGGTCAGATGTTAAATCAAACATTTCGCTAAAATGATCCTGATACCACTTACTATCGATCAACCTTCGACACTTAACGCTATCCCTGATCGACAGAGAGCTTGCGTAAGACGCATAAAGGAACTTTTTGTCAGGTTGCTTAGTCCAAGTCCAAGCAGGTAGTGCTACGGCCACAGAAATCGACTTCATATGTCTGGGAGGCACGTTTATGATCAGGCGTTTAATATCGCCCTCCACAACGGCCTGTAGGTGATCAGAAATGGCATCAATGTGCCAGTTGTTCACAAAAGGTTGAGCAGGCTCAATAGACGGCCAACTAGCCTTCGTAAACTCCCTCAATGATCTCCGATACTTCTCGGCCATCACCTGTTCGAGAGTCAGGTTGCTTAAATGCATTTTCAAGCTGTTCAAGTTGGTCATCTGGAATCCTAGTTAAATCTATAACGTGCCTTTGCTCAACAGTTGACTGAACTTCCTGTTTGTCCACCCAACCTGCTCGGTTCTTCAAATAAAAAATAATAGCAGTGTTATCTTTGTCCACTGTGGCCTTTTCATACAAGGCATTGGTCACCTGATCAATCCCAATGGACTGCCCTCTTTTTATAGCGTCCGAAAATTCCGAATTTTCTGCCTGATAAAGCATAAAGGTTGACACTGAAACACCTAGCATTCC